GTGTACGGCTCAACTGCACTACATACAATCGGCAATGAGTACGCACTCGCCTCAATTATTTTCAACTCCGATTTGTATCGGTTAAAATGTTCACTTGTTAATGGTGCTAATACTACGTCAATCTCTGAATAGAAAGCACCGTATTTGTCGGCACTGGTTCCCGTTCTCGTTTCAAACCATTCAGGGCGTTGGTATCTTCGTTTACCCGTGATCGCTTGTTCCATATCCATCCACATTTTATTCCCCTCGTGATAACCGCACATTAGAAATCTCGCATCGTGTTTTTTGATAATTGGTTCTATTTGTCCTCGCAGTAACTTAATATCTTCAACGTGAGATATTCCCCCTACCCATCCGATAGTCAACGGGTGTTCTGTTGTTTCGTTCCATTGTTGTTGATTCAAGTCCAAAGCATTTGGAACTACAAATACATTAGGATTGATTTCAGATACTTTCTTCGCAAGTTGTGGAGTTGTTACCATTACTGCACTCGCAAATGCCATTGCGTCCTTACAAGCGTTTTTTAGGTATGCACGATAAAACTTATATGCAGGGTTGTGTTTAGGTAGTACCCAGTAGTCATCAACATCAAGAATTAACGGAATGTTGTGTTTCTCTAAAATAGGTAAAAGATTGTATTGTAGTTTACCCATCCATCTATTACAGATAACCGCATCATATAGCGTGTAGTCTAAATTGCCGTAGTCGTTAGGATCTAAACAAACATCTACTTCCAACTTATTATCCATCTGCAAACGGGCAAACGGGGTATATAACCTATGAAAGGCAACCCCGTTATTTCCGTCAAGTAAAACTAATACTTTCACTTTACTTCGTTTAACAATCGTTTTAAACAAGCGTTTTGCGCTTCTTGTTCTGTGTCAAATGCTCCATCATCATAACAAACTTCTTCTTCAAACTTTGCACTTGTTAGCGTGTAATCAAATTTCCCATCATCAAACCACTCAATATATGAATGAATGTTGTGCTTCTCTCTAAACCATCTAAACGCCTGTGAGTAGGTTGGTGCTTTTACTTCCGCTCTATGAACGTTATTAAATGAAATTAGTTCGCCTCTACCGTCATAGTAAGCTTGTGTAATTTGATCAAAACCTATGTGAGTTAACTCCCAAGCCAACTCATAAGGTACAAAATCTTTTAATGCGTCTGTCATAACTAAAATGGCAAATCATCAACCGTAGTCGCTTTCGGGAATTGTTCCCTTTGTTCTTTCGGTACTGCAACATAATGCGTCGCCTTGCTTCTTTCGTTCTGTGTTTTCAGTTTACCTACACGAACTTTAACATCTCCGTATTTGTTTACTTCCAACCGCCCTGCTCTTAACGCCTCGTTAAATTTCTCCACGTTAATACTTACGTTTAGACCGTACTGATCTTCCCACGCATTTCCAAGATAAATAGTTTCTTCCATATATCAAATTTAATTAATTTTAGTCTAAATTCAAAGTTACATTGACTACTTTCGCCTCAATAGTTGCGTTCACTTCTTCTTTTGGTTTGCCATATACTCGGTTCATTAAAGTATCCATTGAGTAGAGTGAACCTTTTTCGTAACTCTTAATAATTGCCTTTGCAACTGTCTTTTCAAGCATCGTAGCATCGGTATTCTTTAACACTTCTTTTATCTCAACTTCATTCATTGACATTATCGCCTGAATACTATCGTTTACTTCTGATAGAGAATAGCCGTGTTCTTTTAAAAGGGTTGTAAACTTTTTAGGTCTGCCCTCTTTATTTATACGCTCGTCGTTTGGTTTAAACGGCTTTAAATTATCTAATACATTCGGGTTATTTGCCATTACTGTTTTATTTCTGTTTATAGTATTACTTCCTCATCGTACAACATTTCTAAAAAGTCGCTTTGTATCGCTTCAACAACCGATTCTTGCTCGGGTGTTAACTTTTCGTGCTTCAACTTGTTTCGTAAGTATTGCTGAAAGTTAAATAGTGCTGAATAGTATTTGTTAGCATTAGTCGCTATTTCAAATTCGGTTTGATCTTCGGGCAAGTTAAATTCAAGGGTTGCTTTCATTGGTTCTTGTTATGTTTACTTTATACCCTAAATGTTCTAATACGTTTTGAAGAATAGTATCTACATCTTCGTTTTGACATTCCAATTCAACTCCGTTTACTTTGACTATTGTACCATAGGTTGTACAACATCCGTCACCGCATTCGTAAAAGTATTCTTTTAATTCAATGTTTACCTCTTTCATTCATTTTAACTAAATGTACTGTCTTTAATAAGTCTTTAAATTGCTTCTTATCTCCATAATCTACGTGGCACTTACGACATAATGCCATTAAGTTATCTATTTCATCTTTCTTTTTGCTCCCACCCATTGAACGTGCTTCGACGTGGTGTATATCCACAGCCACAGCATTACACATTTCGCAAGGTATAAAGTCGCTATTATCATATCCAAAATAGTCTAAATAGATTTTTGTATGCTTTTTCATTCATTAGGCAAAAGTGGAATGTGCATCCAATAAACAACGTCTTTTACAAATCTAAACTGATCATCAAAAAACTGTTGTTCATCTTCGTCAAATGTTAAAATTATATATCCCTCGCTTGTACTATATGCTAATACTTGTACATCTGTTGCAGGTACTTGTTTGCTTATATCTCTCCACGCTTTCATCTTCTTCTTCTTCTTTTAGGTTGTTCATCTGTTGCTATCGTGTTCACTTCCTTTTGCAATTCCTCGCATCTAACTATTAACGAGTATAACTGCTCTGAAAAACAATGACTGCACGTTCCCATTGGTTTGCCGTAATGTTGGATATAAATATCTCGTACTCTTACGCTATCGCTTGGGGATAGTCTTAATACGCCATCTTGTTTAAATCGTTCAAACTGTGGCTTAATGTCCTGAATGATATAATCTAAATCTGTCATATATATCTGCTTATAAATGTTGAAATCGCCCCTGCTAAAAATCCGTACAAAATACCCTCAATGCTATGAAAGTATAAAACCGCTATCCAAAACGACATACATAGTTCACAAGTGAAGGGTTTAATCTTACAACTATATCCGATTTCCCTAACAAAAATCAATCCCATCGACGCAATGCCCAAAATGGCTAATAAAATATTCATTTGCTTTTTCTTTAATGTCGTTAATTACTTTTAAAATCTCCTGTCTACTGATTCCAGTTACTTTGCTTATGCTTCGTGCGCTTCGTGGTTTAATTCCTTTGTCCTTATCTCCATCTCTATATAACTGCCAAATCTTAAACTCATACCATTCTAAATCGTTTGTAACCGCTTCAATACTGCTATGTAAATATTCGCTTATGTCTTCTGTTGTTGGTTGCTCTATAAACTCATTTACTTCGTATAATGCAATAGGTCTTAAATAACTCTTTTCAAAACTCGTTCTTTTGCCGTAAACTTGGTTTAACGCTATCCGAATAACAAAGCCATTCCAGTAACCGCTATTGTATTTTTCCTCCACCCACTCATCGCTTTTCTCGCACAGGATTAAAAATAGTTCTTGGTATAAGTCGCCCCCGAGTTCCCCTGCTATTTTTTGGCAAAATTCATGCACCCATTGCTCCCGTGCGAGTTGCGATATTATCTCGTTCTTTTTAATACATCAAATTTATTTTGATTATTTGTGTATTTATTAACATTATTTAAACAATATCTATCGAATAAACTATCCATCCCGATTTCATATACTTTTTGCAGTAATACATCATTTCTTTTTCTGTTTCAGTAATCCAATGTACATACTCAATTCCCCTGCGAAGACATAGCACGTAATTCTGACATACAGTTTTCATATATACGAAGTTCGGGGTTAAATTTCAAATCAATCGCATCGTTTATCCGATTTGCTCCGTGAATGATAGTTGAATGGTGTCTGTTTAGAAATAACCCAACACGTTCTAATTTATATCCTAAATGACGTGTAGCGATAAAACAAAATATCTGTCGTGCTATTGCGTACTCACGTGTTCGGCTTTTACAAAGAATTGTTGAAGCAGGTATTTCACACTCGTTGGAAACAATAATCAACAAGTCCTCTAATTTAGCATCTACCATTAACGGCTTAAAGGGATGTTTGATTTCGTGTCTTAATTGTTCAATCTCTCTTTCAAGGGATGCAATTTTGTGCTCGTATTTTTGCTTTGAGCGTGTTAGTTTTATCTTTAACTCAATCGCTTCTTTAACGTAGTCTTTTTGTTGTATCATAATATCTCTTTATATCGTGTAAATTTACCTTCAAATGCCATCGGAATACTTCCGCATTGTCCGTGCCTATTCTTGGCAATAATTAATTCGCTATCCATTTCTATTTCAGGTTTGTCTTCTAAATAGTAACTCGGTCTAAATGGAAACAATACAACGTCTGCATCTTGTTCAAGTTGTCCGCTTTCTTTTAAGTCGCTTAAACTTGGTTTATCACTTGCCTTTTCCTCACGCTTTAACTGTGCCAGTGCGATAACTGTTATCCCTAACTCCTTTGCTAATTGTTTTAGCCGTTTAGATGCTTCTGAAACGATTTCATATCTACTCTTTGCGTTACCATCAATTAACTGCAAATAATCAATTATAGCAATGTTTAAGCCGTATTTAACCTTGTGCAATCTTATTTGTGCTGAAATATGGTCTATGTGTCTATTTGTGCTATCAATAATGTGAAAATCTTTATCTAATGAATACATAGTGTTGCTCATATCTTCTATCTGTGCTAATGTGATTGAAGCGTTACGGATCTTGTAGTTCTCAACATTACTGAAATAACTGATATACCTTTGCGCTAATTCCTCTTTACTCATTTCAATCGTGTAGAATAAAACATTTGCCCACTTGCAACAGTCAACCGATAAACTTAACCCAAGTGCAGATTTACCCATTCCAGGTCTTCCACCAACAATTATTAAATTCCCTTTATGGTAACCGCCCATAAATTTATCAAGGTATTTCCAACCAGTGCTTATGCCTTGTAAATTATCGCCTCTATTAACTGCGTCCGCTATTCTATCCAATACTTCCCCCGAAACTTGGGTAATTGTAAATGAACGGTCTAAAACGCTTATTCTGCTTTTTTCTAAACTTTCAGTTAACACGCTTTGAATTTCTGCAAGTGATTTCTTTTCGTCAATCTGCATTAAGTCATTCATTAATTGCTTTTTCTTGTATTCAAATTCCAATATCAGCAAATCGCTTTCAATGCTTTTGTCGGAACTGATAGCCGAATAGATTTGACTTAATTCGTATGCTTGTTGTGGGAATATCTTAAACAACGCATTTACTGAAATTGGTTGCGCTGAATAATACATATCTTTTAAAGCACGTACAATGTGTTGGTTAAAACCGCTAAACCATAAAGGATCTGTTTTACCAAGAAATGCCTTTGCATAGTCGCTCTGCATCAACGATGCTACTATATTTATCTCAATCATCTAATTGTAGTTTTTTATAACCTTGTGTAGTAGTTTCTTTTTTATCTGTTCTCAACCAATTTCGTGCAGTTGCTTTCCAGTCTTTCATTTTGTTTTTACCAATCATCCATCCTTTTGCGGTGTAGAAATCGTGAAATCTTTGTGCATCTAATTTAGGAAACTCATTTTGTATTTCTTCTATTGTTGGAATAACAAATTTGGTGTGTTGGCGTTTATCCCCTCTATTATTATTTATATTATTATTATTATTCTTATTGTTGTCGCAATTCAGCGGTGAGGGTATCCGCAATTCAGCGGTGAGGGGTAGGTGCAAAGTAGCGGTGAGGGTATAGATTTTTCTTGACACTACTTCCATTTTATCATTGCGTTCAATTTCACGGTGAATGTATTTTAATTTCTGCAAAACGTTTAAATCACGTTGTATGCTATCTTCACTACAATTCAATATCTTTGATAGTGTTTTATTACGTGCGTAACAATAACTTTCTTTTACTGCCATTCCGTTTAATACTCCAAACAATATGGCTTGTCTGTATGTTAGTTTTTCTAACATATCAGTATAAATAATAACGTACTTTCCTAATTCTTGCATAAATAAAAAACCCTCAATGAATTTTGCAGAGGGCAGTCCACAAAACCCAAAGAGGGTATAAAGTTCTTTTTGAATCCTGCCCGATTCGTTAATACTATACAAATATACTAATTAGTTTTGACTTTCCAAACGTATAAAATCACTTTTTTGAGTTGTACCAATAGCACGAATATATTGGACTTCAACACGTGCCGTTTCAACTATCTGTGAAGCAATTTCTGCCATTGCACGTGCTTTCTTAACCTCGTTATCTAAATTTAATTCGTCGTCGCTTAAACGCTCTATTTGCTCGAATAGATGGTTGCGTAAATCTTGTATTTTGTTTTTCATAAATTAATCCCTCCATTAAAAAAATCGTAAATCCATATATACGATATAAAAATTAGGCAAATCACTAATATAATTGGATATAATACTATTAAAGAAGCCAGTCCAATAAATATGATTAATGTAATTATTGTTTTAAGATGGTTTTTCATAATCCTGTTAGTTTAATTGGTGTTAAATCGTAGGCAACTTGTAACAAATATCTAAATGTATATTCAGATATTGTGAATTGATTATCCACTTCACTTCTAATTGAAATATTAGCATCGTAAATAGGTAATATACCGTTGTGATTTCGGATATACATTTGAAGCAATTCTCTTGCCTTTTCTTTGGTTAATTGTGCTGAGTTCATTAGTTTAATTTCTTATTGCTTAACTTCCTTTTTAATCTTCTTAATGTTACTACTAACTCTCTTAAATCAACTGGAATCTTGTTCCAAGTTTGATGACCTTTCTTAAACCAAGATGAACAAAAAGGTGGGTTTTCAAATTTCATTCCTTTATTCCACGTTTTATATCCTTTAACAAATTGCCCACTATTTGGTCGTTTATGCAAGTCATATAAAAACGCTTCATCCTTTTCAAGTCGTAATTTACACGCCTTGTCTACTATTGCTAATCGTGTACGACCTAACTTTTTAGCTAAATCTTCGTTTTTAGTTTTAGCGTAATTCTTTGTAAGGTATTCAATTTCCTTTGCAGTCCATCGTTTAACATTTACTAAACCCAAATAGTGCAAACGCCATCTAACTGAATGTTTTGTTCTATTCAATGCACCGCATAATTCATCTATGCTTTGCTTTTGATAGTTTTGCATCAAATATCTGTCTTCGTCTTTATTCCAATACATTTAATAACCTCGTTAAAATACTCTTCTGCTGTTATTTGGTTTAAGGTATCTCCGTCAAAGTGACTGTGCAAAATATGTGTTTTTTCATACAACGTCATTACCTCGTGAACAAATTTAATGGATTCGTCTTTTGTCATTGAAATAAGCAAATCGTTTGCGTATTGACTTGGTGTTATTACTTGTTTCATTAGTTACCTCCGTATGTTTTGTTGTAGTATTGTTCTCCAGTTATTTTTTTAGGATCAATTTGGCTATATGAATAATCAAATTGAATACTATGTGCTTTAATTATCTGCTCCTTCTCCATTTCTTTGGCTTGTTCAATAACATCCCTTAACCCCTCTTGTTGAATTAATGGTAGTTGCTCTACCAACCACTCCACTGCCGTTTGTTGTTTCATCTATTTAATAAATCTTTAATTATTTCCTTTTCGTGTTGTGAAAAATTCTTTAATACATTAGATATTCTAACCTCGTCATCAATACTATGTTTACACCAAAATAAATTTAAATCAATAATACCGTTTTTATTCGCTTCTTCAATAATTTCTTTCGATATTTTACGTTTATCCAATTCACGAATAACAGCGCATAATCCAGCCTCTAAAAATTGATTTTCTTTTTTTAGTTGCTCAATTAATCTTTTATCTATTTTGTTTTCAACAATTACTTCACGATATTCTGTTCCATCATTTGAATATCTTTCTTGTTTTACATTATAACAACTTTCGCACGGCATATTATATTTTCCCCTTATACATTTTAACACGTTGTTGTTGTTGATGCTTCATTACATCGTTAAATACTTTCGGATCAACGTAAGGACGCTCCTGTTCTTTATATGGTTCAACCTCGTTAACTGGGTGCGTTTTAATTAACCACCAAAAGAAATTAATGAGTACGTAAACTACTGTTACTAATACTGCGAATACAAATGATATTTCCATGATTCAAAGATACAATTATCTTTTAATATTACAAAATTATTTTACTTTATTACAATGAGATGACAGAATTAAGCAACTCAACTGCGTGAGATAGTTTCTCGTCTATTTCATCTTGAACTAAATGTCTTTCAATCTCCGCAACGTGTATGCGTTTACCCTGTGGCATACGTGGATCATAACTAACAAAGTACGCTTTGTCTAAATTGGTTGCAATCATTCCGAGTTGTACTTGCCAGTAGTATTCGGGGTGTATGCTCTTTAAACTATCTGCATCGTATATGCTGAAATTTTTTAGATGAATAGCACTATTATACGGGCATTTAATTTCAAGAATGGCACTTTCACCTAATCCATCGGGCGAATATCCGCTATGGTCTCCATATGGTATAAAAACGTAACTTTGCCCACCATAATACGTGAACGGTTCAAAAGTTATTTTAGAAAAGTATTCAAACGCTTCGGCTTCGTGTTGTTTACCCCAATCAATAGCGGGGGAATAAATTGGTTTACTTTCCCCCGTTAATAATTCAGCGCATTTTTCGTAAACAAATGTTTCTGCTGTCTTTGATAATGGATTACCTTTACCAAGTAGTTTGTGGATTTCCGAAGCCGTAAATTTCCCTTTACGTGCATCTAACCAGTTATCTTCGCTGTGTGTGATTATTATTTCCATAATTTACTACCTTTACTAATCATTCACTTAATCGCTTCTAACATTGTACGTGCTTCGTCGGTTAAAACGTATTTGCTTTCAATGTCCTTAATGTTACCGCCTTTTTCCAAGTGTTCAACCGCCTTTTTAAACAATGGGTGCTTGGGTGTTAGTTGCTCTTTTACTGCTTCTACTTTGTAACCAGTTGCGCTATTTGCGTCATCGTCCTCTTGGTTAAGGTTAAAAATTGATGCAAGTGCATAACGACGGGCGTATGTAATTGCGCTACCTTGTTGCTGTGGGTTGTTTTCATCTTTCATACGAAGTACTTGGTTGCTTTGCATCCATTCGCCACTTTCAGCGTGGTAAACGGTTGTTACTAAACTATCTTCATTTGGGTGTTGAGTTACAAATAATCCGCACTCAATTAAGATAGGATTAATCACTTCAAGAATAGCCGAAAGGTCAGCGTACTTTGATTTAAAATGTGGGTTGTTAGCAGATTTCTTAACTGCACTAACTTTTGACTGAAACGCAAACATTGCTTTTGTCAAATTGGTAATTTTTTCACTTGTTTTCATTTTATGTAGTATATTTTGTTTCCGATTTCAATATATTTTATAGTATCTTTTTTTTCCGATTTCAATATATCTCGGGTTAATGTCGTGTGTGTGTGTTAATTCGTTAAACACATCAAATCTATCACGTGCGTATAATTTATGTACTTCTAACCTATCTTCAACACACTCATTAGGATAATCGTCTTTAAAATGCTTGTAAGCGGTTGTTTCGATTTCGTCACGATCATAATAGTATTTTCCAAATGTAGTAGTAAACACAAAGTGTTCTAACTCTACGTGAAATGTGTAATCAATTCTCATTTTAGTTGTAGTATTTAATTATATAACCATCTGTTGTTTCAACAACATAACCAATGCAAATAATTTCGCCCCATTCTGCATATGTATATACGTTCATTTGCTAACCTCCTCCAAAGTTAATAAATACGCCTTGTAAGCATTATAACACGCTTGTATCTGATTAAATTCATATGTATTTCTTTCAGTTTGAAATACTTCATCTGATGCAAAAAAATCATCCCAATCTTCAATTGACATCTTTTTACACCCAATATGTATTTGACCATCTGTTATACCGATAGACCATTTGCAAAAAATAGGTATTTTATTAGCACCTTTCAAATAAGCACCTATCAAATTAGCACCTTTCAAATTAGCACCTTTCAAATAAGCACCTATCAAATTAGCACCTTCCAAATCAGCACCTTCCAAATTAGCACCTTCCAAATCAGCACCTTCCAAATTAGCACCTTCCAAATTAGCACCTATCAAATTAGCACCTTTCAAATTAGCACGTTCCAAATCAGCACATATCAAATAAGCACGTTTTCCTCCTACTTCTGAATTTAACCACTTCTTGTGTAAATTCAATATTTCATTTAATTGTTCTTGTTTCATTTGCTAACCTCCTCTAATGCTGTTTTAATAACAATTAACGCCTTTTCTGATATAACATTACCGTCCAAGTACTTTTTAACTGTGGGTAACGATACACCCGTTTTTTGAGCAACGATTTTGTTTAAACCGTGCTTCTTCTTTAATTTGATTTGTTTTATGATTTCTTGTAATTCCATATGCAAATATAAAAACTATTTTCAATATTGCAAAATTATTTTACAAAAAATAGCAAAAAAAAGGGGAAATTAATCCCCTCCTAATGACTTTGCTATATACTCGCCCATCCTATCGGATAGTATTTGTCGCATTTTATCGTTTACATTTTGCGCAACGAATGGTTGTGCTTTCGTTCCTTTGCGGTGTATCTTTCGGGCAATAATTACCGCTAACGCTTTAACCGTTTCGGCTCGGCTTTGAGTTGAACTTGTACGGGTTTGTATTTTCTTTTCTACAATCCATTGCTCTAACGATTGAACTAATGTCGGATTGCTTGGGGATTTTGTACGGGTTGGCTTTCTACCGTATTCAATCCAATACCAGTAATCCTGCATTTCAACCTTTAAATTAAATCCTTTTGGTGTTGGCTTTGCTATTGATGCGATTGATTGAGAAAGCGTCTGTGAAGCGTTTGTTTTGTTTTTACGCAAATCTATACGCATACGATTTGAAACCTCGTTGCCCCAATTCTGCACAATACGAAGTAACCCATCTCCCGACGGGTTAAAGTTTGCAAAGTCCTCGCCTAATTCCTCAATCGATTTGTTTGTTGGCATATAAATAAAAATCACTCATTCGACGCATCCACCCCGTTCCGAATGTCTTAAACGATTTCAAAGATTGCAGAAAGTCAACTCTATGGTTATACATTGCTTCAAATGCCCATTTAACGCCCTTATCTTTAACGAATTTGTTTAACTGCTCAATTGTCTTTCTACCTACAACTCCGTCAACTACAACGCTATAACCGTGTTTGTTTAAAAATTGTTGCATTTCAATTGATGCACGTGATACACCCGAACCCCACGCAAAATCTGCCCATAAGTCAGCAATAATCTGTTCTTGGATTAAATCCGCTTTTACACCTTTCCAAAACCCATTAAAGATAACAAGCCATTTGTCATCTGTCATCTCGTAAAAGTCCTTAATAGATTGTTTTGAACTGCCAAAAACCGACGACCATACACGCCACGTTACACCCTTGTTAGTGTGATAACCGCTACCATCAGGAACGGGAAACGCTGATGCACTATCTTTTTGATGTTTGCTTAAACCACCCTCCCATTTGAGAATATAGTCGATGTTAAATTTATCAATTTTTGCCATTGTGTTCGATAAGTTTTTTGAGATACCATTCTGCTTTGAGCAGATCTTCTTGTCCATTTTTACGAGTAAAGCGCATAAGATACTTAATGCAATTCCCGTGTAGATAACCTTTAAATGCTTCATAACTCATTGCGGATTCGATAGCGTCAATCGCTTCTACTTTACCCTGATAATGTGGTGGTTTGTTTACGCTATCCATAAATAATAAAATTCTTCTATTGGCAAATCTATAATAAAAGTATGTCCACTACTGCAATATACCTGTGTCATTTCATAGTTTTGTGACGCACCAATGACACTATCAAGGTTTAAATAGCCATCTTCAAGTATTTCAACAAAATCGGCATCTTGTTCAAGTCCTATCTCTTTGTATAACGGATCAACTCCGTCATCTTGAAATACATAAGTAACGGGAACTATTCTCATATAAGTTTGCCGTTAATGATTTTCATATTATTAACGTGAAATGTCAAATCCTCGTTTACATCTACACAAGCGAACCCGTGCGACCATTTAGTATATGCGTAAGGTCTATAATCGGGTGATAACGAACAAAGGCAACCCATAGACCAAACGCCCGTAGATTCTCCATTTATATTATTTTCGCTATGGTGTGAAACTTGGTGATTATGTCCGAAAATAGTTGAACTCTTTGCTTTCAAAAACATACCACGTGCAGGGTTAACGGGACTAAATACGCTTTCACCCATTTCGTGACCGTGCAACACGTTTAATTTACCTAACTTGATTATCTCTCTATTTACCAAGTGTATGTTAAACTCGTTCAATGAAAGCAAGTTTTCAAATTTCAAGTTGTCAACATCGCTAAACTCTTTCGCTTGACGAAGTAAATAATTTTTTACCCTCTCTTCGTGGTTGCCTAACTTATAGTAAATTGGAATAACTGGAAACAACTCACGCAAATAAGTAAAAAACGCCTTTGTCATTTCAATCTCTTCTCTTAATGACGGTTGCCCAACATCTTTAATAAACGAACTAACTGGGTAACAATCCATTATATCGCCATTTAGAATAATGCAATCAATGTCATTATTTAAACCCCATTCAAGAGCAGTTGTTAAAGCGTCCTCATCGTGGTAAGGTATATGTACATCGGATAGAATTAAATAGCGTCCTTCCTTTAAATGTACGTTTTGCATCTCTTTGTTATGAGATACAATTTTGAGTTTATTCAACCCCTCTTGTATAGTAGATTTGTTAATCATTCTTGCTTCATAAAATCGTGCTTTACCAATTGAACCAGTTACTAATCTAATAGCACTCCTGACACTTTCAATACTTGCAACACTTGGGTTTTCTTCAACTATTAATTTTGCCAAAGTCCTTTTTGGGTAGTCGGGGTATCTTTGTACATAGTCAAACGCTAAATCTCGGAGTGTCATCTTAAAACTAATATAGTAACTAACAAAGAATAAATCCCCAAAACTTGAATTATACTGCACTTTTTTCTGTTATCTGACATACTTACTTCATATTGTTCAGATAATTGATTTAAATCGCTCTTATAGCGTTGTATCGTGATACTGTCGTGCTTTGATAGTTGTTGGTAAACTCGTATCTTTTCCCGTGCTTCTGCTCCTTGTAAAAGTCGATAGTTGACCTCCTGAATCAATGTATCTGTGAATTGCGAGTAGCCATTGCGTGGTGTTAACACTACCATCAATGCGAATAGTGTCGTAAATAGTTTCAATTTCATTTATCTGTTTTGTGTAGTTTTGGCGAATTATACTATCTCTAAAATATGCCGTATCGTTGTAATAATAATTAGTTACAACTTTGTGCTTTGGAATAATAGCAAACAACACTATAATCATAGTGATGTAAACCGCATCTTTAAACTGGAATGTCACAATAACTTTCTAAATAAGCCGTTCTAATGGTAAAATCAATAGCGTGTCCTGCAACTACATCAGTTGAACTATCGAAAAAAGGTTCAGCAGTTCCGTTCACAATCATTTCAAAGGTTGCCTCATATCTTCGCAGAAGTGTGACAATGTCTAAAATAATCCCTGCACTATCTGAAAGCACATCAATAGTGTTAGAATCATCTTCCCACTTACGATCCATTACCATCATTGCAAATTGATAGTCAACCGTTCTGTTATCTGTGCTGAAATTAAATCCATTAGGGATAATCCAAACAATAGGGTAATATTTGACTTCATCTACTGCAAAATCATAGTCAGCACCAACGGCAACTTTATTTACCATTTTGTGGCTTTGTGCTTGGCTTTGGATTATTTGGATTATTTGGTTTAGTGTCATACAGTTTAATTAGTTTTTGCTCGTTTTTTTGCCTCCACTTATTTGTCATAGTCGTAATTAAAAAAACATTCATCTTCGCCACCTGGTAAATACATACCTCCGAAAAATGCCGTGTTACTTGGTCTGATAACATCAAAACCACTACCAGGATTTTGGAACAACGGATATTGGGTTGTGTTCTCTTTTAGGTAATCACGTAATCTTTCAGCGTAATATTCCGCTTTGTCTCGGTAACGGTGTTCAATCAAACTCAAATCACTTGGAGTTGCAGGATTTGCAAATTCAGCGGTGCGAGTTGCTACACTTTTATTCAAGAATTTAAACGTTAAAGGTAGCATTGATTCCACCAACGTGTAATATTTCAAACAAGGTGCAATGTAGTTATCAATTAAGGTTTGATTTAAGTTGGTTAAGGTGTTCGCAAATGCTTGGGATTGAATCTCATTATATAACCCACTTCCAATAATATCCCTTATATATATCTCCTGTGCTTCTTTAATTGCACCCTTTAACAACTTATCGTCTAAGTTATCATTAAGTGGCGTATTCTCTTTTAAATACGCCGTACCGATTAAATATACAAAATTGGACATTATACTAATTTAAATTTGCTTTTATAGGTTTTATTAAAATTATCAATAGTATATGGTTTAGGTAAATAATTGTATTGAGCAAATTCCTTTAAACCATTGTAAAAAATTCCGTTTTCTAAATTTACTATAATTTGTTTTCTTGATTCGTGAGCCTTTTCAGTTGTAGTATTACATAAATTTAATTTGTAAGCGTGTAACAAATTTTCACTTCTTGATGTCCATTCAAGATTATTTAAATAATTATTCAGCTTGTTGCCATCTTTATGATTGACTTGTTCCTTATTATCCTTGTTTTGCAAAAATGTTTCTGCTATTAATCTATGCAATAAAAATTTATAACTCTTCTTGTCTTTATACAAACATATTGTATAATATTTCCAAGTGCCAATATGAGCCTTTTTTATTTTTTTTGTTTTTAAAATCATCACTTCGCCATTTTCATTTATAGCGTATAGATTTTCAAAGTTCTTAATAGGTACAAAATTAGCCATTAATCTTTCTCCTTACTGTTTGTGCAATCCAACTATGACGGCAATATGGTACGTGTAACGCTGGATCTGAATTTTTTACAGTCATCCAACCGCCACGCCTACGCCAAACGTCATAACCTAAAATATTAGTCATTTGGTCTATTTCTTCACGTGTATATAATTTATTAAATCCGATAATTCGTTTACAGAAATCTCTTGAAGTTGGTATAATATCGCCACCGCTTATTCCTGAACTTTTTCCATACTTGTAACGTACTACGATTTCAGTTCCTAAATTTGAATTACTCAATTCTCTTAATCCATCGGGTGTATTCTGAATTTGTCCGTTTACGCTTTCAACTAACCCACGTGCAATCAAGTCATCTACTGCCGTTTGAATTACGTCTGCGTCTTGTTTGATAAAGTTCACAACATCCGCAACGCTAATAAGTCCGTTTTGTCCTAAATACTGCAAAATCATTAAATCTAATGCAGTACCGAATTTAAAAGGTACTTCTTCAAAGTTACTTGCATCTTCGCCAAATTGATTAAATACGGCTATATCTTTGTCATCATTCCAATTAAACGGATTTTGTTGCGACATCTGTACGGGCAAAGTTGCCATCCCTAATTCCTTACGTGCTTCGTCTTGGGTAATCAATCCCTTTTCAAATAGAACAACATAATCCAATCCAATAACGGGTTTATTTTTGGTAACGAGTTTAACGGGTGCAATGTATTTAAACACGCTTGTTAACGCTCTGTCTATTTGATTTTGTCTTGGTTCAACGTAACTTGTTTGGAACGCTTCGTAACTTTCAATTAATTCACTTCTACCACCTAATTGTCCTTCTGTTTTGATACCGAACAACATCGGACTGGTAACACGGTGTCCGCTAAAAATCTCTTGTTGTACGCTTTGATTTAATTGCAAAAACAACTTGTCAAAATCACTCGGAGTTAGGTTGTTTATTTGAGATGGTGTTTCATTCGGATCGTTAAACTGAATAATTACACTCCCTGCGTTGTCCGTACCCGTAAAATTTTCCTTAAAGCGTTTAATCGTTTTACGTGCTTCGTCGGGTGTTGGTTGACCTTTAAACAACTGAATTAAAGTTTGTGCAGAAAATCCACTCTTAATGCTATTCAAATGGAAATTTGCAATCTCTGTGTCAATCTCAATGTACTTTAAAGCAGAAACGTATTCAGGCAATGGATATTCCTCTTGTCCTGCACGATAAAATTTAAAGTAATACACTTGTTTATTTTCCCTTGTAGTTGGGTTAAAAGACGGATATTCCTTTATCTCGCATCTTCTGTCGTTCCAATCCTCGCTATACATATAACCACCATCAATCGCACAACGCACGTTTTGAAATGGCAAATGATACAATTCAGCAATACTTGTTTTCGCTTTATTCCAAATAACCTCTAATGCAAACCCGTTAAACAATTCAGCATCTTGACAAATCTTCGCTTTTAAGTCATCAAAACTTTCATAAGCGTTGATGCTGTTCATATTCTTTTCTGCTTTCGCTTTGTCTTCGGTGTTAATTGCAATAACCTCCGTTTTGTCCCCTGCCAAATACGATGCTTTTTGCGTTACAATTGCCCCGTGTTTAGGGGACTTGTTATAAAGGTCTATTAATTTATTTGGGTAATCGTTTTTCTCGCCAAAAGTAATGTAACCCTTTGCCTTGTTCTCTTTGAAAACGGGCAATGAAGATTCAGCGAAATTTACCCTGTATATACTATTTTCCATCTTTACTAAATATTAAAACCATTCCACCTGCTATAAATGCGGTTAGTTCGGTCATTGATGCTTTTCCATACCACACAAATAAAAATCCAGTAGCAATAACTACCATCCCAAATATTGTACTTTTCCAATTGTTAAAAATTCTGTCAATCATTTGCGTAATTTTTTAACGTAATATATCGCCCCAAGTACACCAGTTATAATTGCAATCAGTCCACCGATTGCGGAAATAATAGGATTCCAAGTAGTTGCAATCGAACTAAATGCACCTACAAAAGATGTTGTGGTTAGAGCGTTAGCCGTTGTATCAGTTAATTTCATTTGGTGTATATTCAATTCTCTCTAACTCGTTTAACTGCTCGTGTATTTCGCTAAAATTAGTATCTTCTAAAACCTCTAAACCAACGATGTAACGCCCACTACCATCAATTACAAATTCCAATTTACTTGAACCATTTGTGTAGCCGTTTAGTGCGTTATATTGCTCTTTATTTGGGTGTAATACTATCATGATAAATATGTATTAATAGCGTTGTAAAAAGATGTATTTTGGCTCACACAATTCGCCCCCATTGCGTAAAATCTAAATCTATGCGCTCCGTAATTTCCAGACCTTCGCCCAATAGTTTGATTGCCATTACCCAATGCCTGTGATGTTGCAGTTCTTGAAATTTGCGTTGTGTTGTTAAATAATTCAACAATAGACGCTGATGTTCTATTAATTGATTTAAAGCCATCAGAACCAAGATTTGCAAAAGTATTTAAAATATTATTACCTTGATTGATTTGTTGGTCATTTGCATTACCGTTGTATGTTCCGTTACTAGTCGCATTCATTAATCCTTCAAAGTATTGGGAATTTGTGCGATTATCTACCCAAAAAAATCTACCAGCGTCATTTCGAACATAATTAAACACTCCACTAAATGGGTTAAAATTTGTATTAATGAATGAAGATGTTCCGTTAGTGGTAAAGCCACCACCACTACTCCACGTTGGCGAATTAGTTGCAGTATAAAGTACAAGTGAACCCGTTGCAATAGTACGCTTCCAATCTATTAAAGCAAATTGTGAACTTCCGTCATTTGAAAATAACGCAAACGTATCTAATCTACTCCAAATACCACCCACTTTTAAATCAAGTAATAATTGATTTTGCTTTGTTTGATTTGCAGACGATGGCAATGTATAACCTGCCGTTGTGGCGAGATTTAAAATCGTTTGATAGTCAGCATCAAAGCCACTACCGCCAAAACGTTGCCGACCTACTCCAACTCCAATGCCAACAAACATTATTCGTTATAAAGTACGATTGAACCCGATGTTAATGTGATTGAAGTGATTACCAATTCTTCGCTCACGGAAATGTAAATGCCTTGTTTTAAAGTAACTCCCGTAAGTCCTAATGGTGTCATCAAACTTGTCGCACCACTCAAACAAGCGGAAACAACCGCATCGCTATTAACAACAAAACCTCTATAACGCCCTGTTTTTGCGTTAGTATCTGAAACAACGGTGCAACCCGTGAAACCTGCTGAAAATTCTGTACTTGAACTCATAATGTTTTTTCTATTAGTGTGGGATTATATTCTGTTTGACCTTGAAAAATCTCTGTTACCTTTAAAACCCCTACTTCAATCAATGTAGCGTTTAAAGGGTTTAAATTGCTGTTACTTGTTTGCTCGTAAACTTGATATAAATGTTCACACGGATCAAGTGTGAATGTAGTTCCCTCTATTACGTTAAACTGGTTGTAACGCTCTTTATAGTTGGAAACGTCTGTAAGTATTACGGCTGTTTCTGAATTGGTTAAACGATTGACAAATACAAATAAAAACTTCGGATTAGCGATAGTAACCTTTTCAGTAAGTGTCAAGTACCACGACTTCGTTTCGCCCTTGTTTATTTGTAGCATTATATATAATTAGCGTTTTTAACTTTTTGGAATAAAAAAAGGGGATAAGAATTAACTTATCCCCTCCGAATCATGAAAAACAAAGAAACTATATACCTAATGCAGTTACTACTGATGCAGTTAATTTGTAGGGTGCTTCCGCTTCAATAGCAGACAATGTGAAGTTATATCCTACGTTATCCCCCATTGCAGTTCCCGTTTCGCCCGTAAGTGCAGTAATATCGCAACCGTACTCACGTCCACACAACCAATAGTTATCACTGTTATCTCGCACGATGCAAAATGCACGTCCTTGTGATAACAATTTTAACTCGTTGCGTTTAGCAGTTGACAATTTACGCAATCTCGCTACAATGTCCGTTTGATTGAACACCGTGCCGTTTTCTTGCGAAACATTAGTAGTGATTGTCATACTACCCGTTGCTTTTGGCATTTCGTAAGTATATACGCTACCACTTGCAACAGTTGTAGCAGTTGCTTCGCCACCGCCAATGCTAAAACCAGTCTTCGCCCAATTTATCAAGTGTATTGATTTTACACCCCCGACTGCATCTTTACAGTCAAGGGTGAAACCTGCGGTTAAAGTACACATATTATGCTAATTTAAATTGAACTAATTGATCAGGGAAACCGATTTGAACACCGTATTTCATTGATGCTCTGTAACGTACTTCGTCGTTATCTTGTGAGTACCAAAACTTAAACTCTTCCTCTTCGTTTGCCAAGTCAGTACCTGCAAAAAAGTTGTTCAAACGACCTAAGAACAAGCGGTTAGTGCCATCCAATCCACCTACTGCAACTAACTTAACATTAGTACCTGGAATGATTGTTTCCATTTCAGCAGTTGCATCTGCCATATAATGGAACAAGTTAGCATTTTTCAAGTTAACCAAATACTTCTTGTAAGTATCGATACCACAGAAGCACACCAAATCAGATTCAGTTGCTATGTCTGATGGAATAACCGCATACATTGCGTCTAAAATATCGTCAATGTTTGAAGTAGTGATTGCAGTTGCTGAAATTGTGTTACCTGCGATAGTAGATGCAGAAGCAGCATCAATGATTTTATTAAAACCATCGAAACGGTTAGTATTAGGGTTAGTGTTAGTCGAAGCGGTATCACCTTGCCACATTGCTATTTCAATCAAACGTGCAATGCGTGATGCTTTCTCACGCCCGATTTGCTCTTCAAAAGGAACTTCAACTGCTGAACCTGGTGCGATTTGTGTTTGCATCCATTTTGCTTCCAAAGTTTTTGGACACAAAGTTTCTTCAACCTTAATCGCTCCTACTGTGATATTACGCTGTGTGTAAGTAGTCAAACCACTTGGGTTGTAACCACATCCATCCGCTTGGAAAAATACAGTTGAAGTCAAGATATTAAGTGCAGATGCACTCTTAACCCCTACTTGTACTTGACCTGCGTTAAACAACATTTCTGCTGTTTTGCTTCCAAAAAGTGAACGAGTCAAAAGATCGGTTCTTTGCTCGTCTGTGTAATTTGCTAATGATGATACTACGAATGACATTTTTTTTATTTTTTTAGTTGTTGTGCTAATTTTACGATGTTTGCGAATTGTTGTTCTTTTTTACTTAATTCTTTTGATGGTGCTTTTGTTGGCTCTTCTGATGGTAGGTTTGCAACCGCTTCTACCAAATCAACTGTTTTGCTAAATACAGATTTCATTGAGTTGAACTTGGATTCTGTTTCAACTAATTTCTTTTCAAGTGCTTCTAAACGGCTAACTGCGTCATTAAATGCTGACATTAACGAGTTGAACGATTCAAGTGATGCAAATTCAGATGCTTCTACTTCTACCTCTACTTCTGTTTCAGTTTCAACGATTTCGGTAACGATTCCATCAACGGTTGTAACAAGCATCCCACCTTCAACTTCGTGAGTTGCGTCAGGTGCTGGGATTAACCCCTCGCCAGTTTGAACGAAGATTGCAGTTCCAACGGCAAGTTCGCCTTCCCATTCAACAATAGTTCCGTCAATCAATGTGGCTGTTGCCATTTCTGTTTTAGTTTCATCGGAAAACCCCAACAATGAGCGTATTTCCTGAATTACTTCTTTACTGTTCATTTTTATATATAATTAGTGATTTGGTTTTTTTGGCTCAATTTTTTCCGTTCCATTTCCCTGCAATGGTTTTTAACTTGCTCATCAAAGCGTTTACTATTTTATCTTCTTGCGATTCGTCAAAGTCAAAATACCCCTCTACTGAAAACCCTTTAAACTCTCCGTCTTTTACCTTTTGCCAAATAGTTTCGTCATTAACGATATATGACAAAAACCAACTTCCATCCGCTACTTCTTCATATCCTTTTGGTGGCATTATTCCACGCTCACGATCAATGATGAATGATTCAAACAATGAAAGTCCATTTGTTGCTTTGTCGTGGTGTATGTTAACACTATCGTATTTATCCCCCATTGCCCACTTCTTTGCAATTTGAAAAATGGTTTCTTTGTCAAATACCACATAGTATTCCCCACGTGCTTCGTCATAGCGATAAATTGGTAAATCAGCAATCATTGCAGGTCCAGATATTATCCTTTTCTCTTCGTCTTGGATGCTGAACTTCTTTCGTGCTTTGCTTAATTCCAACTCTTCTAACTTTCTTTCAGTCCATCTCAACATCTCATCACCACCCCATAATAAATAACTAATAGTTCCACACGCTTTTGTGTCGTTTGGATTGTAGTATTCTTTTGCTCTACTCAAATAAGAATAAGTGCGTTTTATTGTTTCAATGGATAGGTTTTCACGTGCTACTAATTGCCTTGAACGATTTTTCCCTACCAACGTAGCGCAATCGTTATTGACTTTTGCATTTAGGTTAATTCCACGTTGTGCGTTTTGACTTGCACTTTGCGGATAGTCGTTAAAAAACTCGTGTCTGTTGAAATATAAAAAGTCCTTTTCGATTGCAGGATTTGTAACAAGTGAAACAAATTCCACCCCCGTTTCGTCTTCTTCGTTAATTACTAACTTGTAAATAGGTAGCATATATATAAATAGTGTTTTTAGTATTTTGGCTTTATTCTACTACGCTAACCGCTCGTGTGTTGTTGACGTTGTTGATTGTTCGGGTAATATCCCCTTGTAACACATATACACGCCTATCCGCAGTTACAAATTCGTTGCCTACGTTTACGCTGGATGCTCTTAATGTTGTTGGAACTGATACATTGCCCCCTAATGAATTTTCGCTACTTGTTACGTTTGGAGAATTGTATTGAACACGTCTAATCGCTTGGGCACGTGCTAAACCGCTAACTACTGCAAATCCTGCTGCAATACTTGCACGTATTACCGATGTCGGATCTCCTGCAACAAGTTGTGAATTATACGCCTTTTGTGCTGAAAAGTAAGTTTCAATTAATGTCTTTGCAATGTTAACCGCCTTTTCACGCTCAAATTCTTCTTTACTTTGTTGTTCACGTTGCCCTTGAAATATACTATTAAGGTCTAATAACGCTTGTAATGATTCAACTGCCCACTTTTCTTGAATATCTCTTTTTGATTGTTGGTATGCTTGTTCATCTTGTAATTTAATAGCGTTATATTTATCACTTAACGCTTTTGTATCTGCTTCGTATCTTTCAGTAGATATGTACTCCTTTAAGTAGGCATCATCTAAAATCTTTTGTTCTTCGTCTAATGCTCTTTGGCGTTCCAATGCACGTGCAGAAAATTGAGCGGATAACTGATTGTTTGATTTGATTGCGTACTCTTTTTCTAACGCTTCAATTTGTTTTAAAATATCTGTACGCTCTTGAACTTCTTTCAATCTCAAATTCATCATCATTTGAGTGAAGTCTTGTTGCGCTTTTAACTGTTCCTCACTATTCGTTTTTAATCGTTGCGTTTCGGTTGCTTCTAAAACTTTGATTTGATTCTGTGCATCTTTTAACGCTTCAACCCCTTCTTTGTAACCGTCTTCACCCTCTTTTAACTTTTGTAATTCAAGTTCACGTAAACGAATAACCGCATTTGCGTTCTCAACTTTCTTTCGGTAAATTTCTTCTTCTGATACGCCTTGCGCTTCAAGTACTGCAAGTTCACGTTCTCCTTGTGCTACAAGTTCTTTCTGTGCGTTAATTAAATCAGTTAATGCGAATTGAGTTAATCCTAAACTATCAGTAAATCCTTTGAACTTATCTGCAAGTTTATCAAATAACTGTCCTATCTGTTCCCCAAATAATCCAATAACCGCAACAATAGCACCGATACCCGTTGCAGCCAATGCAAGTTTAACGCCTTTAAGCGTTTTAATCATGTTTAGGAATTGTCCGTTAACGGCTTTAATAGCAGGGGCAAATTCTTTCAAGTCTTTTAATCCTTGACTAAATGCCATTGCGCCTTGCACTTTAACAAGTATCTTATTTAGTTCTTCGCTTTCAGAACCGAATAACGCCATTGCTCCCGTTGCAACTTGTAAACCACCCGTTACGGCTTGGGTTGCTCTAAACAATGTTTCAAAACTTCCACGATTTGCGTCAATTGCTTGGTCTAATTGTTCTAACTGTTGTTTATAACGTCCTGCCGTCTTGATTGCTTCTTGTGTACGTTCATCGTTAACGCCATACTGCAACGCAAGTTCTTCCGCTTGTCGTTGGGTTTTGGCAAACGCATCACCTAAATCCTCATAAGCAACTGCTGCCTGTTTTACCGTCTGTGTTCCATCGACATTAACGTCAATATTTACTGCTGTATTTATACTCATTTTTAGTGTCCTTCTGAAATTATATGATAATTAGTTCCGTCTGATACTATTTGATCCCACGAATGATTACTTGTTTGTGTGTGTGTTGCGCTTCCGTCAATTAATCCGCCCTCTGTTCCGATTGTTACTCTATGGTTTGAATTAACCTTTTTAATCACAAACATTTTCCCTTTGTTGGTAGTCGCATCGGGTAGTGTAATTGTAATATTTCCACCGCTTGTATTGCAAACAATCATCCAATCTTCTTTGGTTGCCGTGTAGTTTGCAGTTTTACTGACAATGTTTCCACTTGCCAACCAGTTAGGGTACATCAAATAGCCACCAACGTGAAATCCCTCTACTTTTGGCGTGTAATCTGTACTACCTATTACCGTTGTGTTGCTGAAATTGTCGGGGATAAATACACGCTCACTTCCTAAAACGGTGTTATGTGTTCCATTAATGTTGTTTAAATCCCCTACTACAATGTTATCCCCAGTACCTCCTAAGTTATCCCCAATATATACCCCTCTATTATCACTTGAAAGGTTGTTTGTTTTGCGCCCACTTGGATTTACTCCGTTGTATGTATCTGCCCAATTTGTGCCTACTGATTTAACAACGCTTAAAGATGGTTCATAATACTTCGATAGTGCAAATTCGCACTCATACAATCCATCTACATCGGGATTATAATTTGAAATACTTTGTAGTTTCCAATAGTTATTAGCAAAGAAATACTGATTGCTGAATTTAAGCGTTAACCAATCTTTTTTAGTGATGCGGAAATATCCCCTAAATAGTTTAGAGTCTTTATCTGCAATCTCGCTAATCATTTTATAATAGTACTGATTAACTAAATTCTGATTGCTGTATTCCAAATTCAACTCAACATCAATAGACAAAGGCGCACCGAAGTTTAAATCAAACTGCATATTTGAAATACTATCTATATGCAATGTCAAAGGGTACTCGGTAATTGGTGTTACGCTCGTGGTGGTTGTTTCGTACACCTTGTATGCGCTTGTTGACTGCACACCACCGAAATACAACACTCTTAATTCGCCTGTGCTATCTTTGCTTTCAATTACGCTGTAAATCTTGTCTTGTAATTGTCTTATTGGCGTTGGAACGAAACTAACTTCTATCTTTTTTTCGCTCTTTACGAAGTCATTGTCAATTCGTACAATCCTATCGCCGTACGTTCTGTTATACGTTTCTTTGTACTCCGTGTTTGTCGTGTCTTTGCCATCTTTGAAAGTAAATACATACGGGTTGCTTTGTAGTTCACCCATCGGAATAATCGTTTGTGGTTGATCGTAATCCAGTTTCTCGCTCCAATCTAATCCAACACCGTTGTAAAATTGATCACGTGGTACAAATCTTAACTCTTTACTTCCGTTATCCTCAACGTACAAATTAAACATTTTAACTAAGTTGCTTAATATTTCGCTTTGAGTGTATTCGCTACCCGAAAAGAAAGCTTCAAAGTTTACAACATTGTTATAAAAGTATTGATTTGCAGATACCTTGTTAAATATGTAAGTGTCCCCCGTTATTTGCATTGAATTATAAGTTGCAATAGGAAGTGACGGATTTGCTTTGTATAATACATATTCAAATCTAATGTCCACTTCATCCCCACTTAATACGTTAACTGATACACCTTGTGTTGTTAAAAACGTGAATACATTACCAACGGATAAGGTTTCACACATTATCATTGATGTTTTAACTCCATTTATATACACACCAAAAAATGCGTCTGCTATTTCATTACTTGATGCACCTGTAATAGTAACCGAACCACTCAACGCCACAAAGAACATAAAGTTACCACTTGCAGGAGCAGTATATTTGTAAGTGCTATTATTGAAGTTACCACCATTGTCAAAGTTGCCCCCAGTGCTATCGTTTGACGTTGGTATTATATTCCCAGCATTTAGAGTAGTTGCACCCGATACTTGTGCTTGAAATAACCTTGTGTTCTGTGTTGTTTCGTCTGCTTGAAATCCTAAATTAGTATATGGGATTATTAAGCGTTTGAATCGGTCTGTATTAAAGAAAGAATCCGATGTATACGTGTACCCTACATTGCTAAAAATCTTATCTACAATCGTTTTAGCGTAAAGGCAAGGAATATGATCGTCCACCCTCCAAAATCTGATATTTGAATTTTGCGTTTCTCGTTTTGGTGCTATCTGTGAGTAAACATACCCTTTGCCGTATTCAAAAGGTGTCGTGCTACTATTTACAATAATTGAAGTGTCCCACGAATTAATAACATTGTCCCTATTTAAAGTGTGGTTGTATTCGCTGAAATCTAAATCCGATAATTTTAAATTCTTGATGTCATTGAATAAATCAGATAACTGCCCGTGAATCGTGATGTTATACGAAATCTGTTCATCATTTGCAACAATATCCGTTAACCTGATAAACCCTTGCAGGTGAACCGCACCATCCACCAAAAGTAAACAACTGGCTTTCTTATTCGGGTTATACTGAAATTGCGTGATACTTTTGTTTACATCAAATATATGATTGAATAGTTTGTTGTTATTTGGTGTACCTGGAATAGTTATTGTTTTACTCCATTCGCTTTGCCTTTGTTGTGGCTCACGTATATCTGCAATGTTTTTAGTTATTTGCAGGTCTATTTCGTCAAATTCTAATGCCTGATTATTTACTATTATCTCAATCATCTTCTTACATCATAATAACTCACTTCAACTTCTAATGTTAAATTGAACACTTTGTCTTTTACGTGTTGCTTTTCTTCATATGTATTTGTCACGATAGTCACCCCTTTTATTTGCCCATCGTACATCCATACTTTCGGACTGCTAACTAATTCCTGCAACCATTCCGCTTCTTCTTCTGTAATGAAGTTTGAGTTTAACACTAAACGCTCACGTGTTTCGTTTAGGTAATTAGAAAGCGTATGCCCTTGTTTAGAGTAGTTGTACGTGTTTACATTTAAACTATACGGATTTTTTCGGTAGGTTTTACGCTCGACATTATGCGTCTTCGTGTGTATCATATCAAATCTAAATGATTCCACCGCCCCTAAACGATTAACAAAGAATAAATAAATGCTTGGGTACTTACTGCAACGGTCATCAATAGTAATCGTGTAAGGACTACCAACGGCAACGCCTCCGCTATTCTTTGGACTGATAGTGTATGATTTAGTACCTACTGGAATACCGCTCGGAATATTCGCTCCGATAGGGAAACGACAAATTGTCCCACTCTTTGCAAGTTCAACCGATGTACCTATGAAATTAGTATTATTATTTTTATTTAGTTGAAATCCTGCAACTCTAATTGTAAAATCATACGTTTGCCCAACTGTCAATACCATAACTAAATAAGGCATTATATTAGTAGTGCTTCCGTTTGTTATAGTTTTATTACTTGTAAATTTTGTGAGTGTTGAAGTTATAGTGATATTTTCAAATTGAGTATTCAAATACCCTGCGCCATTAAATTCGTCAAAATTCAACTGCGTTGGTCGTGAACCATTAACCCATTTAAAATAACCACTTAAATTAATGCTATCCCCTAATGATGCTGGAATGTTCGCATCGGGAATAATAGTGCAAAGTACATCGTTTGCAGTACCAAAAAATCTAATGTCCATATAGGGTAAATTATTTTCTACCCCTAGACTTACTATTTGTCTTGATAACCCTGCATTATATGTCCCCGACCATAACGTAGGTAAAGTGCCAGGCGTACCAATAACTGCATTACTATTTAAAGAATTTCTAATTAAGTTATCTTGTAAAGCACCGTAAATGACTTCTAAACGTGAAATACTACTGCCGTGTAAAGCGTAAACCCATTCTTTTTGATCAATGTGAATACGTTTGTTAAAGTTATTAGTTAGAAAATTCGCAGTTGAACCCGAAGCCATTAAGTAGTCGGCTTGGTCGTAATCCAACCACTCAAAAGGATCTAATACTGCATTAAACACCGTTCTACTTGAAATCGTAGTATCTCCACTCACGGGAACTATTGGCGATGTCGTGCCTGTGCTATATTCGTAACCAAATGCAACCTGATAACCGAACCTTTGAGTTTGGCAATCCTTTGATTCAGTATCGTTGAAATCCCAATCCGTTCCAACGTAGTCGCAAAGTATTTGACTAATGTTAAACACCGCCTTGTTTGTTGTGCCGTAGTAAATAGGTGCTTTTAATCGTGCGAGTAAATTACCGCTTCCATCTTTAACGTCTGCAAGTATTTTAACGTTGTTTTGACTTGTTACTCCCGTAGGTGCAGTAACTACAAATATGTTATCGTTTTGGCTTGGTTTGTAAGTTGTTGCAACTTGCTCAACTACTGTCAATATCCCCATGCTATAAAATAGCGTTTCGGGTAAAGTGTCCTAAATCAACTCATTTAATACTGCTATTACACTACTTTCAAACGATGTAGCACTCTTTTCTAATCGCTTTTGTTGTTCTCGCTTTATTGTAACGTGGTATGACAAAGTGTTTAAAAACTCCTTAATTGGCATATTTAGAATTATATCCCATTCAGCACGTCGACCTCCTGCGAGTTTGTCGATTAACGCTAACCATCCGAAAGCATCGCCCTTGCCTCCGTCATCTTCTCCATCAAATAGATTCGGGTAGCATCCAATAATTTCGGATAAAGTGCCGAAAAAAAAAGCGCATAGTTGTAAAAGGCAATTACAGGAAGTGTTTTAAATTCCTTTACTTTGTCTTCAAAGTCATCGTTTACTTTGCGCCCAAAAATATTAACTCGGTATGATAAGCACCCAATAATTTCGGGTAGCACCTCAATAGTGTCCTTTTTCATCAACTCCTGCAACTCAATAAAGTGATGTGCTTTCATTTCCTTTGCAGTACGTACTAACTTGTATCTTTTGCCGTTGTGTTTAAATCTGAACTTTAATTTGCTTTTAGGTATTTCGTTTAGAAAACTAATATCTACTTTACGCAGTTCGTCTAATGTCCATTGCTCAACTTCGTTGTATGGTATGCCTTTAAGTATTGATACTATGTGCGCTGTTTTTTCAATAGCGTTAAACGAGTCATCTAATTCGCTTATCTCTTGTAGTTTTTCGATTGTTATATTATTCCAATTCATATTATCCAAAATAAAAAATTCCTTTACGATTATGTTGTTTACAATCCCACGCCAACGCTAACGAACATACAGCGTCATCGTGCAATCCTTGCGGTGCGGTGTACTTTACGCCTGTGCGTGTATATTCAAATTCAAAATTCTTCATCTCATCTGCAATTATCCCATCGGGAAACGCAATCTCATTGTTTTGTACTGCCATAACTAACCCCTCAATCAGTTGTTGTTTGCTTTGACTTGTAAATTTAAAACCTTGTACTCGTGGGTGTGTTCTTTGTAACTGCTCAACAATCGGATCTCCTACGCCTGTGCTATCCAAGTAACTCGGAATATTTCCGATTACCCTGCTTATTCGTTGCATAGTTTGAGCCCAATCCATT